AAGCAAGACCAGCATATTGTTGACCGGTAGCACTTTGATCTTGCCAAGCACCAACAACAGCTCGATCCCCAGCAGAGTTTAATGATACTGAAACTCCAAATCCATCGCCGGGATCTAATCCAGTAGAACCAGTAAGAATGCTGTTTTCAGTCCAGCCATTTGTTCCGCTAACAAATATATAAGCCAATCCGTGGCCGTTATAATTTTGTAATTCATCTTGCCAAGCACCAACAATAATTCGATCTCCGGCAGAATTAATAGATACCGCACTACCAAATCGATCGTCGTGATCGACCGCCCTAGAACCAGAAAGTATATGTTGTTCGATCCAGCCACCAGTTCCACTAACAAACACATAAGCAAGACCAGCACGACTATTTTGATAATATGCACCAACAACAACACGATCTCCAGCGGCATTCATTGAAACTGGTTCTCCAAAAAAGTTAGTGCTGCCAGTTGCCAATGAACCAGAAAGCACTTGTTGTTCTACCCAGCCATTTGCTCCGCTAACAAATATATAAGCAAGACCAGTATTGGAATTTCCAGTTGCTTTTTCGTCATAAAGAGCACCAACAATAATTCGATCTCCGGCAGAATTAATAGCAACAGAATTTCCAAAAAAATCTTGTTGACCCACTAATGAACCAGAAAGTATTTGTTGTTGTACCCAACCATTTGCTCCGCTTATGAATACATAAGCAAGACCATCGCTGAAACCAGATTGTGGTTCGTCATTCCAAGCACCAACAACAATTCGATTTCCAGCAGAATTAATAGCAACAGACTTACCAAAATTATCACCAATACTTGTTGCCAGTGAACCAGAAAGTATTTGTCCTTCAGTCCATTGATTTAATATTATTTGTTGTATTATTTCTTCTATTGCTTCACTGTAAAAAAACATTGTGATTATTTCCTTTTATCTTCCAAATTTAGCTTTAAAAGCATCATAATTCTGTTGTATTTCAGCAAGAGATAATTCTCTATCATAAATTAATATATTTGAAATATGTCCGTTATATGGAGAATAAGCACCATTAAATTGACTATTACTTGAGAAACCGAGTTGTAAAGTGTTGCTGTGTAACCATAGCGATGCGGCGCCTTGATTGTAGCTTGCGCCGGAGCTTTGTAAATTATTTAAAAATAATTTAATATTTTGACTATAACGACTACCGCCAGGATTATAGCCAGGAGCTAATTGCCCTCCATCGGAAGTTACAACTATGTTGTTCCAATTCTCGTCATCAGCTCTTCCCTCTCTTGTTGTTGAAGTCTCTACTCTATATTCTCCTTCACCTGGTCCATTATATGGATAATTTCTAATACTAGCTACTACAATACCATTAAAAATTCCAATGTATAATCCACGTTCTAATGTTGGCATTGTTGGAAGTCGATTTGTCATAACAACCTGATGTTTACTAGTGTTGTCATATGTCATCTTTACCCACATAGATATCGTAAAAGCTTTCTGAGTTATTGTATTTAATGAACCAGTAAGATTAGCATAATCATTTACGCCATCTAAATAAAATGTATCAACACCACCAGAACTTGATACTGCTGCTCCGTTGTATAGTGTTATAGAAGAGCCAGTTGGCGAAGAAGGATCTAAAAATAATTTTAAATTCGAATCTACGTGAGAAACTGGAGTTGGTTCGCTATAAAAAAACATTTCGCATTATTTTCCTCGACTGTGCCTTTGTGATTGTTTTATTGGAATTTTATCAACTTAATTTATCCCTCGACAAAACATATAATAAATAGTGATTTATATATTAAAAAAGAAAAAACCCGCCATATTTCAGACGGGTTTTCTTTATTTTGTAACCAGTTATCAGCCAATTAGATCTTGGACTACGACAAGGCCGTAAAGATCTGGGCGCACCATCTTCTTGGCGTAACGGGTCATAACACCCTTACGTGGTACGAAATCTTCAGTACCAAAGATGGTTGGTGTAACCTGTAGTGGGACATATGGAGCATATACGAATCCACTTTCGAGGAAGCTACTGCCCTTACGACCAACTAGAACAAGATTACGTGGGAAGTATGGATCAACGAATACATCCCATTTCTTGCTTAATGAACCGGCTTTGACTGCGCCGATTGTGCCCTTGGCATCATCGTGAACTACATTGGCACGGAAACCAGTTGTAAATTCAAGGATGTTAGCAACTTCTGGTCCGCAAACAACGAAGTTAGCACCACCACGAAGTGTTTTGCGGTGGATAGCAGCACTTACATCATTGATTGTTTCAACGAGTGTTTCGTACCACATACTAACATTACCAGTGAAGTCAGCACCACCAGCACCAACGGTTGCTTCGCCAGCAATAGGAGCACCGGTTACACGATCAAGGAATTTACCTGGACGGCGTGACCAGTATAGTGTTGCTGCGGTAGCACCTTTGACAAGTTCGCCTAACATTTCTTGATCTATTTCTAGACCAATTTGTTCTGATAGGATACTTGTTAGTTCAACTTCGGCATCAAGGTTATGATAAGCATTTAGATCTTGACCGAGTTCTGGTGTCCATTTTGCTTTGAGTTTGCGACTCTTAGCAGTTACAGCGACACTGTCAACTTTGATGTCAATTTCTGGTATTGCTGGTTCACCTTCGAAAGTGACCTGTGAAGCAACGACAGCACCAATTGAAGTACCAACGTTGCCGATAACATCAGCAATCGGCCAACTTGCGGCACGGGAACCAGCATTGGTTGCGAGAGCAGCAGCACTTACTGAACCATCTAGGCTGGCAACAACAAGGCGAACGTGTGTATAAGTATCGCCACCAACATCGACAAGACCGGTTGAATCAGTCTTGGCACTTAGACGACGAACAAGTGAGCCACTTGCTAGTGTAGCGTTGATAGCGATCAAACTACTCTTATCTAGTGTGGTTAGTGAGCTGACTGGAACAGTGAATACAGCAACATTGGTTGTGCCACTGACAAAGTCAGCATCAAACTTACATAGCTTATCTAGTGCTCCACCGGCACCAAAGGTACCTGAGGCAACTGCTGAACTTAATGTAACGTTGCCTGAACCGGTTGGAAGTGAGTAACCTTGATTTAATGCGCGAAGTGAATTTTCAGCATTAACACCTGAGAGGCTTACACCGCCGGTCAATTGTGAGCCTACAACGCCACCACCAAATAGTGAGGAACCCTGTAGATTTGCGCCACGATCACGTTCAAAAGTAAAGTCGAGGAAGAAGATTAGACCGCTTGGCAAACTCATTGGCTGAACGCTAACAAGTTCATTGGCGATTAAGCTACCGAATACACGGCGTACTATTGGGAACGCCACGGCAGCAAAGCCTTCTACATCACCTCCACTCATTGTATTTGCTTCGCGTAGAAGCTCTTGTGCTTGATTTTCTAATAGACGGGCCATTGAAGCTTTGGCTCTTTCATCGCCAATACCTTCAAGTAGACCTGTATCCGACCATTTTGACATTAGAGCGCCGCCTTCTTTTTCGAGGTCACGCTTAACGACACCTTCTGTTAATTTTTTGATAACTGACATTTTAATAACTCCTGTGAATATATTTGGTATTATTTAATACCGGCTAATTTTAACCAACGATCTTTATTTGGATCGTGTGGTTGTTCTGCTTGTTTGTGAGGCAAACGGAATGAACTTGTTTTATTAATCGCTTCATTCAGTGATTTTGGTGAACGTTCCTTTTCAGCTGGACCACCCACTGAATTGACTAATGTTTCATATACCGCTTTTGCTTCGCTTACAGAATCAGCCTTTGAAACAGCTTCGACAATATGTGTTTTTTGTCGCTCATTCAAGGAGGCGCTTTTCAAGATCTGATTTTGATAGAAAAGTTTAGCATTTAATGTATTAACTTCTTCAAGTTTTTTAAGTGCTAATGACATTTCTTCTATTGTGGAAGAGAATTTTTTATTTTCTTCCAAAAGTTTTTGAATTTTTACATCTTTGTTCTCGACTTCTTTAAGGAGAGCTTGAGATGCTTGTAGTAATTGTTTTGTTTCTTTTAATCCCATAGATTTTTCTATGGCTTTACCACGTTTCTTTTCATAAGATGAAAGTTTTCCTTCTTTGTTTAAATCAGCTTTTTTGGGATTTTTTAATTCTTCTTCACTTTCTTCGAGTTCCAAAACTTCTTCTTCTAGGAAAGTATCGTCATCAACAAGTGGATTTCTTTCTGCTTTTGATTTGCCTGTCATTCTATCTAATTCTTGGCCGGAAGCACTTCTATAATTTTTATCGTCTTCTTCTTCATCGGCCTCTGGTTCATCGACTTCTGAAAGAACTTCGTCTAAATCAACTTCTGTTAATTCTTCGGCTTCTTCCAATTCAATCCCTTCGAATTCTAAATTTTCAGCTAAAGCAGCACCACCGACGGCTGGTGGCTGATCCATCATTCCGCCTAACATCGGCTGCTGATTTAAATTATCTTCTTCAGCTTCTTTTCCAATTTGTAGTTCATCTGCTAATTTAGAAAGGTCTAATTGAAGAGTTACTTCTTCTTCGTCATCAGGGCAAGGACAAAGTTTTTCTCCATCTGTAGCTGCCAAGGGCACATCTTTTGCCGCTCCTGCCACAAATCCTTTATCGGAAGTATCTGGTGGAGCACCACCAAAATCAGTTCCAGCTGGAATATCAGCAGCAAGAGCATCTTCTGGTGAGCCGGCCATAGCAGCAGGATCTTCTTCTTGTTCTAATAGTTTTTCTACTGCTTCTTTAATTTGCGGAGCAAATTTTTCCACAAGTGCCGCTTGTGCGTTTTTGTACGCTGAATCTCGCAGTGCTTGTGCGTCGACGATTGCTTGTTCTAATAGTTTTGAACTACTCATTAAAAATACTCCCGAAAATACACTTTTACTCAATTAAATAGTTTTATTTTTAGTAACATACCATAAATGCGCATAAAACTATAGTTTCTTAATAAAACATTTAATTAAATTGCTGTCACCTTCAGCATTTTCTAGTGCTTGACCTATAACTTTTCCAAATAAGTCTCTTTTTATTCCAAACATAGTTCTTATCTTAGCAGCTTTTCCGTGACCGCACTTTTCACTAGTAACAATCCAGTCACCTGATTTTATTTTTCCGGTTACAAGGATATATTCAGCGCCCAATATTATTGGCTGATCTTTTCCCAATAAAGTAACTCCAACAACCCTGTTGTCTTCTTCTGATATACAAGGAACTGCTTTTCCATTTTCCCACACAACTACAGTTCCAGTAGGATATTCGCCTAATTTTTCGGTTGTTAAACCGGTTTCGAATACAGCGCCAACAGTTGTTTGCTGAGCGTATATGTCCGCCCATCTATTTTGCTCTGAACCTATTGTTCTAGTGGCATCACCTTCAGGTAATAATGAGCCAGTTATTTGTACTGATCCACTTAAACTTACCGTTCCATCATTTAATAATTTGTGTATTTTTACACTTCCGCTCGCTACACATAAACCTTTAGTCATTTCTCACTCGCTTATTCACTAAATATCACGCAAATTTGCGTTTTAACCAAATAAATAGCATTTTATCAATAAAAAACCGGCACCCCGAAGGATGCCGGCTAAATAATTTAATTAAAAATTATTTGTTCATTCAGCGAAGAATGGACTTGCGTGCCATTCACCATCTTCACAGAAGTACCATTTCTGGCCTTGTGGGAAAGCTGGTACAGCGTCATCAGCTGCATCGAGATAGAACATATGACCGTTGTTAGCTGACTGATCGCCACTGGTATAAGCAGCTGGGATTGTAATAGCAGTAAACTTCGGAGCACGGAACTTACCGTTTACTGTTACTTGATCGGCTGAACTGTCACCAAGTGTTGCGTTACCATTTACAGTTAGGTTGCCAGCAACTGTAACATTGTCTGGTAGACCGATTGTAATTGTACCACTTAGGCCAACTGAAGTTGATTCACTGCCATTGACAGTTACTTCGCCAGCTGTACCTACGATTAGAACACTTTCTAGTGTATCAATACGTGTATCTAATGAAGCATCGCCACTTGCGCGAGCTGATTCTTCACTTGATAGACGGGTTGTTAGACTGCTATCACCTGAAGCTCTTGCGGATTCTTCACTTGATAAACGGGTCTGTAAGCTACTATCAGCAGAAGCTCTTACTGATTCTTCGCCTGACAAACGAGTTGTCAAACTTGTATCAGCAGCTGTTCTTGCTGATTCTTCAGTTGATAGACGAGTTGTTAGACTTGAATCACCAGCTGTTCTTGCTGATTCTTCTGAAGAAACACGACTATCAATACTGCTATCAGCTGAAGCTCTTGCGGATTCTTCAGTTGATAAGCGAGTTTGTAGACTGCTGTCAGCTGCGGCTCTTACTGATTCTTCACTTGATAGGCGAGTTGTTAGACTGCCATCACCTGAAGTACGGCTTGATTCTTCATTCGATAGACGAACTTCTAGACTGCTGTCAGCTGAAGAACGAGTTGATTCTTCGACTGAAATGCGTGTTTGAAGACTTGCAGCACTAGCAGTTAGTTCATTAACTTTTGAAGTTAGATCACTAATGCCTGAAACTACGTCGCCGGCGCCGTCACCATCTAGGAATTCCTGGATAGCAACGATTGTGCTTAGTGTACCAGAAAGAACACCGTCGCCGCCGACTAGAGTGTCAATTCTGTTATCAACAGCAGTTTCTAAGCTGCTGATGGCACTTACGCGAGCTGATTCTTCAGTTGATAAGCGGGTTGTTAAGCTGCTGTCACCTGAAGATCTTGCTGATTCTTCGCTTGATAAACGAGTTTGTAGACTACTATCGCCAGAAGTTCTTGAGGATTCTTCGTTTGATAGACGGGTTTCCAAACTTGATAGATCAGCAGTATTATCAGTATTGAGAGCATTAATGTTACTCTGTAATGATTGGAGTACTGCTTGAACATCACCACCAGCGGCACCACTGACGGCACTTACTGTAACATATTGTGCCTGAACTTGTGCTAATGAAGCTGAACCATTAGCAGCAACGTGCATAACCTTGCCAGCACCACCTGATTGACCTTCGAGATCAAGCACGAGGTTGCCGCTAACACGCATATTAACTGGCTTACCTTGACCGAATACAACTGTACCATTTTCCATAATCTTGGCAACTACTGTGCCAGATCCGGATATAACCGCAAAACCTTTTTGTTTTGACATATTAAAAAATCTCCTTAAATAAAGAAAGCATATACACCAGCACGAGGCTGATTATATGTGATAATAATTAGTAATTAATTTTATTAAAATCTATGTCGTTTTATTGCGAGAAATGGTAATTTGTTTATGAGACTGTTCCGGCTATTATTGGATACCAGCTTGTTCCATTGGAAACCAACACAACTCTTCTATCTGCTGTACTTGCTGGAAACCAAGTATTGTTGTTTGTATTTGGTGTTCCGTTTATATGACCGCTTATAGTTATGATATAAGCGGTAGCATCAGTTCTTATTAAATATAAATTACCGCCAGAGATAGGCGCCGGCAAATTAATAGTATAAGCTGCCGTAGCAGCAGAAATAAAATACATTATTCCATTTGTTATGTTTGAAGTTTCTGTAATATTTTGTGCCGTTGTGGTAAAGGTGCCTATTATATTTGTAAATTGCGCGGTTGAACCAGTAATCGTGCCAGAACCAGATATAACAAGATTACCAGAAATTAATGTTTGTGTATTTGTTATACGCATTCTTTCTGTTGCGTTTGTTGTAAAACCAATTGTATCCTGTTCTGGTCTAAAAATACCAGTATTATTATCTAAATACCAAGTAAGAGTGGGAGCACCTGCAGTGCCACCACGAGAATCCATTTGTATTTGAGCGCCACTTGTTTCATTTACAAATCTAACTGCTTCTGCGCCGTTAGTGACTATGCCAAGAACATTTGTGGTTGGTCGATATAACCCGGTGTCGATGCCAGAAGAACCGAATCCATATGATACTGCGGAAGTACTTCCGGCACTTGCTTGATATGTGTTAAATGTAGAAGTTGTACCAATTATACTAGAACCAGTTATAGTCGAGCCAGTTATGGTTGTGAAACGAGATGTTGTTCCGGTTACGGTAGAGCCGGTTAATGTTGTAAATAAAGCAATTGATCCAGTTAAAGTAACAGACGCAGTTACCACATTAGCCGTTAAAACAGAAGCAGTTACAGAATTGGTATTCAAAGAAGCATAAGCATTAATAATATCATTTGTACCGATAAACATTCTTTCTATGAAAGAACCTGTGCCATTACCTCTCGTCCTAAATGATATGCCTTGATCTGATTTTATTATAGATTGCGCAGAAGAAGCAGAAAGAGTTCCAGTGATATTGATACTGGAACCTGTAATAGTGTTGGTTATTATATCTGTAAACTGAGCAGTTGTACCGCTCAAAGTATTTGTTATATAATTATAAATTAAATTATTCGAACCACTAAAAGTACTGCCACTATTAAATTGTATGTTTGTATCTAAGCCGCCAGGAGTTCCACCGCCTCCACCTGCTGCAGTCGAAGATATAACACCACCAACAATTGTTATATTTGTTCCGGCACTAAATTGCGCTCTTACATCATTTGTAAAATTATTAATACCAGAAGCAGTTAAATTATATAAACCTGCGCCACTACCAGTAAATGAAGCAGTTACAATTGTAAATCTACCAATAGAACCAGATAATATATCAGAAACAGTTAAATCATCGTTAAATGTAGCACTAGAATTAACTGTTAGGGTATCTGTAAAATTATCTCCAAGTACTACATTACCAGAAATAGTTACATTACCAGGAATAGACAAATTGCCAGGAATACTAATCCCAGCGGAACTTGAAATTTGTCCATCTTTGATAAATATTTTTGCCATTTAATACCTATAGACACCTTTAATACCTGTATATAGGTAGTTTTTTATTCTTCTTTTGGAAGAGCTGCTTTTTCTTTTTCTAAAGCTCTTTCTTTGGCCCTTCTTTTTGTATGCTCTGCTTGAGATGGCTTAACATAATATCTACGATCATAGCAATCTTCAACAATTCTCATTTTCTTTGTTTTCTTTAAAAAACGCCTTATCATTTTTTCGACATTTCCGTCGACTTCGTCTGAACTTACTTTCATTTTTTCCTCGTAATATCAAATGATATTAAATTTCTTTCTACCAAATAATTTACTTATATCAACACCAGGATCGTTTGGCGATACTCCACCCAATGGATTTGCTACACTTTCTTGTACTGTCGCAGGTGCTGGTTTTGTATCTCTAAAAACATCAACACCTCCAACTTTCATTGACATTGTTTTATTGACTTCTGAATTTTGTTTTCGAAATTCACTAGTCATTTCTTCTCTTTCTCGTTTTAATTGTTCTAACAATTCATTGTTTTGTGTTGGCTTTTGTTGCTTTGCTGGTTGCTGTTGAACTGGTTGTGATTTTGTCTCTGTCAATATCGGCAGAGCACCTTTCATAACCTCTTTTATAACAGCAGATAATAAACCGCTTTCAAGCAGTATTTCTTGTACGCTTTCTTCAACACATTCTTTTACAATTGGTTTAATTAATTCTTTTAATTCACTTTTCTTCATTAATCACCTATTATGTCATTTAACAGACGATTTATTCTATCAGATTTATTAAAAATGTTTGGAGACTTTTTGCTTTCACTTAAATTCATAAACGCGCCAACTGTTGAAGGCTCACTTACAAAATCAAAACAAATAAGTTGAAAATCATCTTCAACATAAGTTAAACCGGCTTTTTCTCTGACACTACCAAGGCCACGACTTGAAATGCCTAGTTTAACTCCGCTTTCAACAAGTGATTTTAATATTTGACCTGATGGGGTTGTTAATATTTTAACTTTACCCATAACATCTTTCCCGTTCCACCAAATATCTGTAACAATATGAGAAGCGTTTTTTAAATTGATTACACTCTCATCTGGGTGGTCGAGTTCTCCAAGGGCACGATTTTCAGCAACAAGTTTCTTATAGTTTTCTACTTCGCGTCGAAGGATATTTTCTGGGTATACACGGCCATTACCATTTTTGGCGTCTGCTCGCTGCATAACGCCAGTAAGCATCATTCCTCCGTTTTTAACAAATACTTTTTCAGCCTCTGTCAATAGATCTTGACAGACACCGCCTTCACAAAGTTCAAAGTATTCACGGAGTAGAAATTTATTCATATATCACTCAGCGTTAGCCTGGAGATTTAATAATTCTTGTTCTGCTTGCTGTAGCTGTGCTCGTAAGGCATTTACTTTTTTCTGAGCGTTTGTAATATCCTGTTTTACACTCATTTGTTTACCGGCTTGCGCGATATCTCCAACCTGTTTGCCTACAGCTTGGGCGCCGCGTTGTAAAGCACCACCAACAGCACGACCTGCACCAGCAACTTTACCGCCGAGAGCACCAGCAGCACCTCTTAAAAAGCCGCCCAATGCTTCATCCATTTCACCTTCTTCTTTAACCATTTCTTCCAATTCTTCTTTGATAATTTTTTGTAATTGTTCTTTTGTTACTTTCATTGATAAATCCTCTTTAAAAAATATTTAATGCGGGCGCAACCCGCACGATACAGCTACCCTTACAGCATCTGCGGCTGTTGGTTTGTGGAAGGAACCACTTGCGAATATTTTGATCTAGTAAATTCATATAAAGACCTCGTACTTTATAAATATTCTCTAATTAGTGTTTGTTCTTTAAATTTATTGTTATTCCTTCATCATTAAAACTTTTATCTAAAATATAACTACAAAGTGAAGAAATAAGAGCAAAAACAAATGCTCCAACAATAAAATTCGGAAACAAACAAACACCGGTAAACCAAAAAACAGCGAACATTGAATAGCCAACGTGAAATCCAACACACATACTGCAGCGGAATAGTTCACCAAGCAAACCTTTTGTTGGCCTAAACCAATTAAGAATACTGGCATAGCACAAAATTTGTGTTAAGCCAGCACAACTTAATATAAAAATTAATATTTTATCCATCACAAACCATAAGCATAACGGCGGACCTGATGAATTGGTACTGAGCCTTTTTCTTGTGCTGCGGAAACATCACCAAGTTCAGTGCTTTCTTTATCATCTGGTTCGGTAATTCTATCCGTATAAACATCATCAATTGCTTTTTGATAAACAAAAGATGGTTTCTCACTGTCAATCCATTTTGATAGCAACATAAGAAGTAAATTATCAATTGGTATTTCTTGTGCTGGTTTTATTATTTTTGCTTCTAATGAGCCATATACATTTCCACCGGCAACACTATCAGGCATAGCAACACCTTTTTTGATAAGATATTTCATTAATCGATCTTGTGTTTGATAAATGTGATCGTCAAAATTGTCCCGCGAAAAAGCAATAACTCTCATTTTTTCCGGCATAACAACAATGTCGATATCCGGATGATCCGAAACAACAATATTCCCATCAAGTGTTCTTCTAGCTTTTAATTTAACTGTAAAAAGCTGCGGTGGAGTTTCTGGTTTTTCTTGTTGTGCTGGCTGTTGAAATCCTGTTGCTTGATCTGGCTGAGGGTCTTCATCAGTTATTTTAACATTGATATCAGCCATTTTTATTTGTTTCCTCTGAGTTTATTTCTTTTATTAAGCTTTGAATTTTTAAAACCTCTTGAACCATTTTTTCGTCTATTGCTCTTTTATTGTACTGTTCTATTTTGTTTAAAACAATGTTTGTTTTTTCGTTGAGAAACTTATCTTCGTTTATTTGTTTGCTTGTTAGGCTTTGTTTTAAAGAAGTTTTTAATCTTTCTATTTCTTCATTTAAAAATAATTTAAATTCAATTCCATTATCAGCAAAACTCATTACATATCTTGTTAATAATTCTTTTTGCTCTTTTAGAAGGGTATCTCCATATTGCTCGTTAAATTTTTTAACGAATAACTTATAAGCCAAAGCATCAACAGTTTGAAGTTTTTCTTTTTCTGCGTTTTCTGGCGAGGAGACCATTTTCGAAACAAGAGCACTTTCTAAAAGAACTTTTTCTTTGATAGAAGTCGTATTATTAAATATTTGTGAAATTGTAGCCAAATTTTTATAATCTGGTACAAAAGTATTAAACATCTTTCCGTCTGATATTTTATTTAAAATATTTATTAATTTTGTTTGTTCGTTAAAGATAGCTTTTTTATTCAATAAATCATATTGATATTTTGCTTCATTTAGCAATTTTTCTGCCAAATTATTTGGCATCTCATATGCCTCATTAACAGCCTTATATAAATCTAATTCTTTTTTCAAAACAGAATTTTTAGAGAAAAAAGCTTTACATACATTTATTAGAAATTTTTTCTTTTGTTCGTTTTTTTCTAAAATACTATTTGTAATTTCGCGAACAATAATTTCATAAAGGAAAGCAGTATTTCTTTTTTTGTTATGTTTATTCTTCATCGTTTTCTTTCCTTGTTGCTGTTTTCTTCTCCAAAGAATTCAATAGTTTTTTTAAGTTATCATTATTAGACATAATTTTTTCTTCGATTAAATCTGTTTCTTTAGAATGATCGCTTTCATTAATTATTTCTTTACTATAACTATTTTCATATTCTTCATAAATACCATTACCCAATCCAAATAAATCTTGTGTGCCTGAACCCCAGACATTTCTCATTGAGCCGCCGCTCAATTCTTTGTTAAATTTAGATTGATAATTGCGCGTTCTAGCTCCAGCAGGACGCTTATCTCCACCACGATATTTTACCGGTAAATACATTTTACCTTTTGAGGCGGGAGTAGAAGTTAATCTATCGTCTCGTTTGCCGGGAGCTGCCAATAGTGGACTTTCACTACCGGCCGAGCCAGTATCTGTTGCTGGTGTTTCAGCTGCTGGAGTTTCGGCTGGTGTTCCTTCTGGTTCAGAAGTAAGAGCACCTAAATCAATTCCACCTGCTGGTGATTCTTCTGCTGGCGCACCTCCTCCAGTTTCTAACCCTGATGAACCAGCGGCCAATCCAGCATCTTCATCTCCTCCTGGAGCTTGTGCTTCTGTGCCTGCTTTTTCAACAGCAGCTTTAAACTTAAAGTCAAAGAACATTTCACGCTGATTACGCAGAAATTCTTCATCTGATAGACCAAAGATTTTCTTTGCTACCCAACGCTTACTGAAATATCCTTCTGTTGCTGCAGCTGCGACTTCGAATTTTGTTTTCCAAGTTTCAAGTTCCTGCAGCTCAGCAATCTTACTTGGATTATTTAATCTTAACTTAAATTTAATTAAATCTTCATTTCTATAACCGAGAACGAAAAGATGAATAATTCCAATCTTTTCTAATTCACTGATAACAGATCTCTGAAGACGCTGAATTGTTCTAGCAAATCGAATATCTTTTTGGGCTAGAGTTGTTTTATCTTCTTCTCCACCTTCACCACGGGCAAGATAACTTTGAGGAATTTTAATAGCAGAAAATAGTTTATCTCGTAGATATTTTACATCGTCAATATCTCCGGTATATTGACCGCCAGCAAGACTTTCTATTTTTGTTGATTGCTGACCGCGAACTGGAATAAAATAGTCTTCTTCAATTGAAAGAGGATTATAACGTAAATCTACACGACCTGTTTTTTCATCAACAACTTGGTTACGCTTTAATGCGGTCATTGCTTTCTGCATGAACTGCTCGACATCATTAGGAGCAACGTTTCCAACATCAACATAGAAAACACGACGTTCGGCTGAACGAACAATACGATAAGCCATCATAGCATCTTCTAACAAGGTTAATTGGCGCCAAATACGACGAGCAGCTTCTAATATACTTGTTCCATATGGAGCATACTTATCATTTCCAAGAATACGGAAGTGACCCATCTGCCAGTTTTCAAACGTCATACCACCGCTATTCCATTGAAATTGAACGTAGTTTGGGTTCTTTTCATCTTCACCCTCAATACGCTCAACTTCATATGGAGGAATACCGATAGCATTTTTTACACCATCTTTATCGTCAATATCCAAGTAAAGGAAAAAATCACCAAACTTACACATTGTTCGGCACCAACCGAAAAGATTAAATTCAATATTTAAAATATCATAATAAAGGCCGTGAAGAACATTTTTGATTTCTTCATTAGGACAATCGATTGTTAATACTTTTTCAAGTGAATTACTGGTAGTCATTTCATCAGCATATATATCCAATGCTGATGCTATTTCTGGTGTGTATTCCATTTGCTCAAAGTCAACATATCTTTCAGCACGGTTTTGATTAGCCATACTTTGAGAATGTACGAAATCAAATGGATTATACGAAGACTTCTTAAACTGCTGTCCTTGAGCTGATTGAAATTTATATTTATCTAATCTGCGGCGTCTTTCGCTTTTATAATTTTGCTGACGACGATTAACAATTGGACCGGAGAATAATTTTGTTAATCTCTTAAAAAGAGAATTTTGTGGATTATAAGGACTGCGATCTTGGTTGACAGCACCTCTCCTAGAAGGCATCATATTTCTATAATCATTTTTATTTATTGGTTTATTATCCGGCATTTATTTATCCCTTGTAGAGCCAATCATACATTTTATAAAATTCTTTTAGTTCTCTTGTATTAACTTTTTGTTCGTCTAACGAATAACTTTTATTATAACCGATTTGACCTGGTATTTTAGTCTGTACTCGTGTATTTGCCATAGTTATAGCATTAAACATTGCCTTTGTATACTCAACATCTCTTTGCGATGTTGATAAAGCAGTATCTCGCACCCAACAAGCAATCGCCATAGACATCGTTAAATCGTCATTTCTATTTTTCATTGCTTCTGGTCGGCCATTATTCCAAATGAAAGTAGATAGTTCTTCAACTAATCGATTTGAATATATCTTAATTATTTTATTTCTAATAAATTCTTCAAGTTTAGCAACAATAAGCGGTCGAGTTTTTAATGTTGTTGTGAAACCAGGAACACTATTTGTCATACTTTCTGCTTGTAATTGCTCTACGAATTCGTGCGTTGATTTTACTGAATAATAAAGATTTGGATATTGTCGCTCAATTAATTTATCGAGAACATTATATCCAATATTATTATTTTCTACAACCAACAAAGCCTTATTATATTCTTTTCCTGTCTGAAGCAACATATCCGCATAAATATCTGGCGCTAATTTACCCTGATATTCAGCGACTTGTTCCATTGTTTGGAGTTTGATTACGTGAAAAGCAGAATAATCTTTTCCATCGCCACGGGCAACATCTGCGACCATTAAGTATGTAAATTCTGGCTTTGCTTCTTCCCATATCCAATAATTACGATCAAAACCGGTACGATATTTTGGTTCTAATACGCCTTCTCTTATTTCTTGTAGATCTTGAGAATTTATTACACCTTCACCAGAAGCATTAAACGAACACTCGTATTCTTGTGCTATATCTCGACGGTTCATATTGCGGGTTGCTGCTTCGAACCAATCACGATCGCGATCCGGATGAGCGTCCCAATTTAATTTAATAGCGTGAAAATCATTAGCACCATTTTCGGCATTTATATAAGTTTCGTGGAACCAGTTACCGACGCCATTTGGAGTTGATATAGCAATACAACGACCACCTGTAGATAGTGTTGGGAATATACTTTTCCATAGTTCTTCCATACCATCAACGAAAGCTGCTTCGTCGATTACAAGCAAACTTAACGCTTCAGAGCGTCCGGCACTTTCACTTGTCGAAGAAGCCTTGATCCAAGAACCATTATTTAATTCAAAGCTATTTCTATTGTCGATATGTATTTCGGCAATACGCAACCAATCTGGTACATTCTTTATCATTTTTTTAACTTTTTTAACAAGATTGGCAGCAACATCAAGTTTTGTAGCAACAACAAGAACACTCTTTTGGCGACGAAAAAGTAACATCCAAGCAATATAGCCCGCAACAGCGGTCGATAAACCTAACTGGCGGGCTTTTAAAACTATATTAAAACGGAAATCTTCGAAATCTTTTATGGTTTCGCTTTGATAACCATAAAGACTGAATGGAATTAAACCTTTTTCTGGGTGAGCGATCTTACAAAAGTTATTAATAAAGTATGATGGATCACGACCACACTTTTTTATTTCTTCCTTGACTTGATCTTTTGTAAGAACATAACTCATATATCATTTTGATTTATTAATCGGTTTTTTTGTTTTCGGATCAAATAACTTGTCTTCTTCGACATCAGCTTCTTCCATTGTTCCAGCTTTTTTCTTTGCTACAATTCTTCCGGCAGCAGCAACAGCTTCCGGATCATCGGCCCAGCTTTTTGCTTGTTGAACTGCTTTTTTGAATTCAGCTGGAGTTACCTTACCTGCTCCACCAGCTCCGCCACGAATAGCTTTCATTGTAGCTGCTGAGGCTTTGTATTCTTTACCTTTGTGTTTTACCTTTTCAACTTCTTCTAGGTTTCCAGCTTCTCGATCTGTTTGTATCTCTTGATCTATAGCTTCTTCGCCTTCTTCTTTAGATAACTCTTCTAAAGTTTCTTCATCAAGTTCAAAAAAATTTTCTTGTAAATTCTTTTGATGAAATTCAACTTCTTCTCGAATTATTTGTAATAAGCGTGATTTGGTTATTTTCATTTTTTAAATCCACCTAATTTAAGCCATTTTTGTAATTGTTCGCTGCGTTCAACATCTTTTTTATCTTCTAATTTTGGCATATCGACGCCACTAATTTTATAATGACATTGCGCGGTAACAAATACTCTTATTTTCGAAAGCTCTTCAACAAGCATTTTTACATCACCGTGCTTTTCAACGCTTAATTCTTTACCAGTTACTTTTTTGAATTCTTTTTTAAGATACTTAAGAGCTTCAGATATATGATCTTCTACATTTTCGCCAAGTTTTGGATTATGGGCTTCTTCTAATTTTAATTCTGATTGATAGCTCATAACCAAACAGGGAAAAGAATTATTTTTATCTGAATAATGTGTTACTCTTGCCCTAAATCCATCAAGGAGACGGCATTCACAGCTGGTAAGTGGAGGAACATCTTCACGGCGCAAACCTGTTTTTATTGGTTCACCTTTTTCATCGCGAGCACCATCATAAGTTTGTGCCATTACTTGGGATATACCCTTTATTACTTCCATTAAGTCAGCCATTTATTACCGTCTCCTTGAGGTTTATTTTCACGCTTTTTCTTTTGTTTCTTTGACTGTTTCCAAAGCGGCAACGCGAAGTTCCTTTAGCAGTTTAGCAACCGCAGCAGCATCTTTGCGTAGACGAGTAGCGGCTGATCGGTTTCCCTTATCAACTTTTACTGCGTCTGCTTTACAGCCTTCTAGTACTTTTAGTACTTCTTCAAGTTTTGTCACTACCATCTAACATCACCTTCTTTCTTTCTTGCCAAAGTTCTTCTCGACCTTCAACAAATTTTATATAACACTCGTAACAACAATCAAACTTATTCATATAAACATCATCTTTTAAACTAAAAGAATAACGCTTACAATCTTTCACAGGACAAACCCTGCTGGTTTTCGTAGTAAATAGTTTTTTCTTTAATAAAAACCCATTTTCCTGTATTGTTTCTTGGTTTTGGGATTTTTCTGTTATTAATTTTGCTTGCTCTTTTACTTGTTTTATATAATCTGCTTCTTTTTCTTCATTCCAATTTGCTTTTGGATTATGAATAGCATTTTCACCGTATTTTTCTTTTACGGCTCGTTCTATTGCTGCTATTTTATCCCAATCCGTCATTGACCTACCTGATTAATAACTAAAACTATGCTTATGGATACAGCGGCGGCTGTGGCGGCACCAGCCACAATTCCACCAGCAAACCAATATAGATTATCGCCACTATCAGAAACGGTATCGTATAATCTATTCTCTTGAACATCTCTTAATTTACTTATCTCGTCATACTTGCTTTTTTCATATGATAATTCATTTTTCAATAATTCTTTATCAAAATAACATTTATTTTTTTCTGTTGAGATCATTGCTTCTTGGTTTATTTTACAAACTTGTTCTGCGAATTGTTTTTCAGCAAGTATTTTCGCTGCTTGTTCTTTTGTTAAGAATACGCCTGCTTCTGGTGCTGGCTGACCTTTTTCTAGGGCAACTTGCGCCAATGATGTATTCGCAAATAGGAATGTTAATAAAAACAATATTGTTCTCATAGTTTAAACTCTTCTTTCATTTTTTTTGCCAATTCTTCAGCAGATTTATCCTTTAATTCTTCTACAACCTCAATTTTTTTAGCACTAACTTTTTCTAATTCTTTTTCTCTTTTTTCTTCTATTTCTTTAACTTTTTCTTCATATTTTTTAGTTGCTTGTTTGTCTTTTTTTGCCTTTTTATCAGACAAATTATCGATTGTATCAACTCTGTTTCTGTAATTTTCAGCAGTATCTTTTAAAGTTCGAACCAGAGTTGCTAATTTTGAATTTTCCACAAAACTAACAACCAAAACTAAAGCAGTTAAGGCTAAAATAACAATTAAATACCAATATTTTTCTACTGTTTTAAGAACTGATTTTACGAATTTCATTCATCTCTCCCTGAAAATATTTCAAATATAATGTTTATAAATAAAATAATCGCCAGCACATTAAAGGCAAGGCGACTTATTTTACTATAAACCTTCTGGGTTATTTGTGGCTGACTGGCCTGCTCTTGCTCTAGCATAATCGATTGCGAAATTAGCAACTGCTTGAGTTCCAATATAAACCATACTTATTTGTACCCAATCTTCACCATTTATAAAACCAAATGGAACACCGGCAGTAGCAACTAACCATACAAGTAGTTTTCTACTTACCATTTTTCCAACTATTTTATCTAATACCTGCTGTTTATATTTAGCCATACTCATTTATGCCTCCACGTGTGCGTAACCATCAACGTTATCAATAGTTATTTGTATATCTGCTATGTCCTTTAATTCGGGCAAATGAGATATAAGTATAATTATCTTAAAATTGGCTTTTAGCATATCAATTATTCTCATAAAACCTTCCATATTTTCTTCGTCAAGTGAAGTAGCAGGTTCGTCAAGTATCATAATATCGCTTACTGGAAGTGATGTTATTTTTGTTAGAGCAAGACGAATAGCCATAGCAGCAAGGCTCTTTTCGGCACCAGAGCAAAGTTCTAGCGGTCGAGCATCGTATTTTGGATGTTTGATAAGAATATCAAGTTTTTTACCATCATCTTCAAAAAAGATTTCGAAATTAACGATATTTGATAATATTTTAGAAATCTCTTCGTTGATTACTGGTAGTTTCTTGCGAATAATATCATAACTAATACCGTTGCTATGCATCGCCTTTTCAAACATAGCGATTGCCGCATATTCATCACGCAGTTTTAATAGTTCTGCTTTTGAAGCCTGTAGATCTGCGTATTTTTGTTCTAATGAGCCATATTCACGGTGTAGTTTTAGAATTGCTGCTTCACACTCAGCAAGTTTCTTTGTTAATTTTGTTTTGTCTGCTAATAGTTCGGCTTTTTTGTCGTTTAATTCTTTTAGTTTTAATGCTGTTTCTTCATTTTTATAATAATCTTCAATTTTCTTTTCTAATTTTTCAACCAAACCAATTGAAACAATAATTTTACCATTTAGTTTTTCACTCTCAAGTTTCTTGTTCGAAATAATGCTTTCCATATTTCGGATTTTTTCCAAAATAATATTTCGAGTTGTGATTGATTTTTCTATCTCATCTGGCTTTAATGCCTTGATGTCTTCTTCGATCTGTTGTTTTTTGTTACTTGAAATATTTACAAGATCATTTTTCTTTTCTAAATCATCTTTTTTAGCAAAAGCATCAGTTAAGAATTTACAAGTGGGGAAACTATCGCCACAAGGTACTTCATCAAGGATTTTGATTGCTTTTTGATCTCGTAAGATGTCTTTTTCTATATCAGTTATTTCGCGTAATGCTTTTTCTAATTCTTTATTTTTATCTGCTAATACCTCTTTCTTTTTATTTAAATCTTCAATTTTAATATCAGCAATAAGTTTTGCGGCATTATCTAATGCTGATTGTTTTTCTTCAATAAATTTTGTATTTGTAGAGATATCTTTACGCCAAGCCTCAATATCGTTTTGTGTTTTGTTTAGTGAAGATTTGGCGCTATCAATATCAACTACATCTATCTTGGGAAAAGAAGCAATTTCAACATTAATATTATTAATATTATCTGTTAATTTAGAAATATCACCTTTTATTTCTTCACATTCGGCTGTTTGAATTTCAGCCTGTTTTTTAGCCTCTGAGCCTCTAATAAGAGTTTCAGCAATTTCTTTATCAAAATCTTTGCTCTCAAGGCGTTTTAGTGCTGCCTTTAGTTCTGTAGCATCGTTATTTGATAGTTTATATTTTTTAGCAAACAGTTCAAGATCAAGGAATTTACCAAGAATTTCCTTGCGACGAGTTGAGCCTTCGTTGATAAAATCAAGCGAACCAAGCTGAGAAGCCATAGAGGTAAAAAGAAAATCTTCTAATGTTCCAAATATTTTGCGAACATTTTTATCTGTCTCGTTACGATCAAGACCATTTAGATTGCCCTTTTCGTAAGTAATACAATCTTCTTGTTCTGCAGCATCACAAACACTAAAATTAACATCTGTTTTTGCTTCAAGTGTTTCTTCGCCAGCAAGTTTCTTTAAATATTTTTCTGCTGTTCGTTCAATAATATAAAGTTTATCATCAACAGTGATTTGAACTTCTGTTTTAGCAGATTGCTGATTTTGATTGATAATATTTACATTTTTACGAACATTCTTGCTGGTTGAGTTTTGAATTCCCCAAAGCAGGCTATCAATAATGCTTGATTTGCCCGAGAAGTTTTTACCAAATACGCCAACAACACCTTGTAGTTTTTCGAAATCTATTTTGTTTCCAGTTCCATAATTGAATAGATTATCCCATTTAAGAGATTTTAGCGACCAACGAACATTGCGAGAAACCTCTTCGTTTTCTTCGGCAATTGTATTGTATTTTTTATTTATCTCAAATACTTTTTGTAATACATCTTCAGTTGGATTAAAGTCTTTGAGGTATTCACGCAACAGTTTTTCTTGTGTTTGTAGATTACGTAGATCTTCTGTATCAATCTTTTTGATTGTATCACTAATATCAATACGCTCTGTTGCTTTATTGAGGAACGATACACTTTCAGGTAGGAATTTTACCTTAATTATATCAATAGATTTGCGAATATCACTTACAGAAAGATTGTGTTCGCAGACAACACGAATACGAGCATCTGGCTTGATGTGTAGACTTTCATCAAACTTTCCATTTTCATCAAGCTTGATTGTGATAAATGGACGAGGATGAGGAATAACAATATGACGAACATCAAATTTATTTTTATCTTCAATTTCCCAAATTAAGAAACCTTTATCATCAGTTTCACCGTGGTTCTGCTGTGCGGTACTTCCTACATAACGAACACGACCTTCTGTATCAACTATTTGATTTGTTTTGTGGATGTCCCCTAAAAGAGCATAATCGTGACCTTCAAAAATAGTTACATCGTGGTCTGAATGTTCTAGGGTATAACCAATATCGGTTGATACACCAGCAATCGCTCCGTGATAAAGAGCAATATTAATCCGGTTTGGATCACTTGGTTTAGTCCATTTGTCCTCGTCAATCAAGGACATTACATTAAACGCAAGCTTATCACCAATCAATCTCTCACCGGAGTATTTCCATAGTGTAAGATTTGGATGATTAAGAGCAGAAACAATAGGAGAAATACTGTCTTGGCGAGTATCATTTTTTAAATTACAGTCGTGGTTTCCAAGGATTATATATGTTGGAGCAATATCGGCAAGTTCTTTTAGAAACCAAGAACACATCTCAACGAATTCTGGTGAGATTTGATTTTTTGTATGAGCGATATCGCCCGTATGGACGATATAGTCTGGTCTCTCTTCGCGGAGAGTATCAAAAATTTTATTGAAAATAATTTTATATTCGTCGTGATATTTTAAGTTTCTGACGTGGGTGTCACTTATATGGGCGAGTTTAATCATTTTACATCCATTTCTATGATAGAAAAATTGCGTGAGTTAGTTTGATTGTTGATAAATTTTTCTGCTTCTTCACGGCGCCGGAAACAAGCAATCAAATCTGTGTTGCTGTACCAGCGATCTATAACAATAAAAATTTTCATACGATTCCTTGTAATTGATATTTAAATAAGCTTTCTGCTGTCATTGGAAGAGCCGTTGCTTTTCTTTCGTTAAATTGTTCTCGCGTCATACTGCCAACATCTTGGAAACCACGAACATCGATCTTGTAAAGTTCTATTCCATACTGGAGCATATCGCGGATTAGATACTTCGCTTTCTTTTCCGCATCCGGATCAAGCGCAACATAAATCGGCGTGTCGTGTTTCGCAACCTCTTGAAATAAGCGGCTGGTTTCGGGTAAAGTTGAACCGAGAAGGGGTATAGCATTACCCGCTACAATAGCATCAAATACGCCTTCAGTCAAGGTCAAATCGCTGTCCCAATCAATATAAAGTTCGTTAAAGATAATCGAGTTCTTATGGAGTGGTGGATTTTTATATTTCATCCAATCATCTCGGTATGAACGGGCAACAAAATAATTTATTTTACCATCAAGGTTAAAACTTGGAACAATAACTCGGCCAGCATATTCTCCGTCGGGGCAATAACCAATCTTCCATTTTAAAATATCTTCTTTGCTTATCCCTCGCTCATATAGATATCGAAGAGGAACATTAGAAAGAGAGTTATGCTTACCAGTCAGGGTAATAAATTCTTTAGGCAGGTTAAGTAGTGCTTGATCTGCTTCTTGTTCTCCAAATAAAGTATCTGTAAGAGAAGTGGAAGACAAATCAATTTTGTCATCATACTTACCCCATTCTTGTTTCTGTTTATATGAACCATAACGCTTTACAAGCCTCCTTAGAGTTGTTCCTGTGAAATTACACACCCAACATTTAAAAACATTTTTACGGACGTTTACGGAGAGTTTTGGTTTATGATGATTACATTTCTTACAATAAAACAATAACTCCCCACCAGAACGATGGGGAGAGCCAAGAATATCGATCAATATTTCTTCTTTTTTCTGATCGGACATCCAACAGAACTTATCATTTCATTTTTTAAGTGTCAAGTAGCCTGCTCTTGCTATCACCCAACTATCGGCCATATCATAATAATGATCTTTTATATTTGTACTATTTTTTTTATACTCTACTTTAAACCAAGATTGATTTTGTAACATCCAATCCATAACTTGTTGTTTGGCTGGAGTTCCTTTGATAATTTTTATTCCACAATTTTTTCTTGCTGTTGTTGAACCAATATATTTAACTTTTATTCCCATTTCTTCCCAAATCATCCAACAAAGAATACCGTTGAATTTGGCAAGTGAAAGAATTGTTTTGGCAGATGAAAATCCAGGTCGAAATGCTTGAAGACTTTCTTCAACAAACACTTCGGTTATTGGATATTTATTTTTTAATTGATTTATTTCTTTTTTTGCCCGTTGAAGTTTGTCAAAAACATCATCTTCTTTCAATTTCCAACAAGTATTCAAAACAAGATTACCGGTGTTATCAATAATAGTTACACCGGTACAACTTGTTGATATATCGAGACCTAAAATCATTTAGGTATTATAGTTTAAAATTTAAAAGTTTTAATTATAAAACTAAAACTGTTTATGGCGCCGGAGCAGGTGCCGGAGCAGGAGCTGGTGCCGGAGCAGGAGCTGGTGCCGGAGCAGGAGCTGGTGCCGGAGCAGGAGCAGGAGCAGGTCTTTTAAATACTAAAGCCATATAATTTCCTTTATCTATTACAAATAATTAGGCTGCTGTATCACCAGACAACACATAAGTATTCAAAGCAGTTCCTCGTAGCAATACTACGGCAAATTGTCCTGCTGTTTTTGTGTGGCTCTGGCGATTATAAATGGTAACACCAACAGAAGCACTAATTGTTGTTTGTCCTGTTCCCATTTGACAAATATTTACTGTATATCCAATTGGTAATCCTGTTGGAACAGTTACAGTATTAGCAGCAGAAGAACTCATATTTACTAACGCCGATCCATCAGTTCCTTGAAGAGAATAATTTGCTGCAGTTTGATTATTTAATTCTGTGGTTTGACCGTATATGGAACTTCCAGTTAAAACGCCACCAGTCAATGAAGCGGTAAAAAACAGGGATGTAGTTGTGAGGCGCATTCTTTCAGCACCATTTGTTGAAAAACCAACAGTATTTGCTGCTGGTCTAAAAATACCTGTATCAACACCAACAGCTCCAAACCCATACGATACAGCAGCAACACTCCCAGCACCTGCTTGATAAGTTGCAGCCAGCATTGTGGTTCCTGTCACAGTTGAGCCGGTTATAGTTGTAAATAAAGCTGTTGAACCTGTTAATATAACAGAAGAAGTTATAACATTTGCTGTCAAAACAGAAGCAGTTATTGCTGTAGCATTTATAGATGAATAAGTATTTATAACATCATTGGTGCCAATAAACATTCTTTCAGTGAAAGAACCAGTCCCATCAACTCTTG